TTATTACCTTTCTTCTTATAATCAAAAATTATATGACCACCAAATTTAATAGACATATTCTGCTTCATAGCTTCTATAGCTAAATCAACCGGATGTACTTGGGTTGTTTCTTGTTTAGTTATTTTATTGCCATAACCATCCACTAAAGGTGGTGTTACTTCTACTCCGATATAACACTCTCATCTGGTTCTATTGTGGTATCCTGACCATCTCCGTCTGTTGTTTCCAACATGTTTGGTGTGTCAAAACAATCACAAGTATTATCTTCTTCAGAAGAAGATGAATATTCAACCAGATCATTAGGTATCTTAGGTGGTGCATTTGGCAATTGTCCATACAATAAATGATAAGCATTTTCCTTAGCCTGAGCTTTTGAGGTTGCTCTTCCTACTCCTGCATAAATTTTACCCGCTGGAATATTAGGGTAATCTATTTCGAAACTCAAAAACACCGTACAATACCAATATCCTTTGATTTGTTCGTACGTGTCAGTGGGTCTTTCTGTGGTACCGAGTTTTTGTAGATACTCGTAAACTGAAGAAACTGCCAATCCTAAGAAGGATGGTTCTTGTCTGGAAGATTCTGCCATATTGGGAATGAAAGTTTCGTTTGAGAAAACTATTTGTCTTTCGAGTGATAGTAATAATTGGTGTGATTCCGATAACTTACTGTTATTTTGGTTTTGTTGCGTCTTGGGAGACGTTAAAAACCCAAAACTAGCAGAAAACCGTAGATGGTCTCTAAGACTTTTTCGTGCTGTTTGATAATCTGACAGCATCAATTCTTTTCCGACTAATTGACCATTTGGTAAAACAGTCAATAACTTAGATATATCTTTCTTCAAGGTATTATAATACTCTTTACCCCATGGTACTGCTTCCTGAAGAGCAACATCAAAAACTGCTCTTATATGGCGTGGATCCATAGATGGTACAAAATAAAGATGTCTGTTTATAGAACTCTTTTTGAGTGCTCCATAAACCAATCCATCATCCTCAATATAATTTCTACTAATGAAACTAACACCATCATCATCATCAGATACTTTATCAGCTGGTGTTAAAGTATAGTTCAATTCAAGCATATATTCTTTTTCCATCTCATATGTGTAGTCATCAAAAAACTTTGCCAATTTTAG